CCACCAAATCCACCCATGACCTCAGGCCGATGAGTGGATTTAACGGTGTCTTTAATTTGATCTACAAAAGATCTTCCTGCTTCAATATCAACTCCAGCAGTTTTATAATCCATAATCAACCACCATCAATATCACAACCAATGATTGATCCACCAACAATACCTAAAGGAATTGCCCACCATCTACCATTTCCTTGAGAGAGTGCTGCTGCTGCACCACCACCTAATATTCCACCTGCAATAGTTCCTTGAGAACAATCATTATTATCATACTCTACTGTTGTGTGTCTATGAATAGTTGTTCCTGTAGATGTTCTTCTACTACTACAAGGAACTTCAATCGTTTCATTCCATGACTTTATATAACCAGGATTATCTGCTGTGCCTGGAACATACTCTTCTCTATATTCTGATCTATAGCAAGTTCTTTCTTCGGAAAATCCAGATTGGAATGATCTATCATTTACATCAGCAAGTGCCGAAATAGGAGTAAATGCCATCAATGCTGCAAGAGCTAATTTCATTGTATTTTTTGATTTGAAATTATCATAGCATTAAAAAGGGGGTTTTGCAACCCCCTATTCATTAAATGTAATCTTTACGAGCATGATGCTCTGGAACTATTTTCTTTAGATCCACGGTGAGGAGTCCATCTTCAAACTTGACGGATCCAACCTCCGTATCGTCAGTGATCGTCCAAACTCGTTGGAAATTACGTTGGGCCAATCCTTTGTGGACAAACGTTCCATCAACTTCTGATTCTTCTTTCTTACCCTCGACATATAATTTTCCAAACTCTGTATAGACTTTGACTTCATCTTTCTTGAAGCCCGCAAGTGCAATTTCGAGTTTTGATTCATGATTATTTAATTGTACCAAATTATATGGTGGGTAGTTTGAAGTAGTTGTACTATCCCAAAACTGATTGAGATAATCATCCATTCCTATGCTGTTCTTTGTAATCCTGTCAAATAATTCAGGAAGATTAGCAGCTTGGTATCTTGCTAGGGTGTTCATGGTTTTACTCCTTAATAAGCGAGTGTGAATTGTGTACCCTTACGGCGTACACTATTATTTAACCACAAACACTCAAAAAAGTCAGTGTGGAATACCCCAAATTCTTGTACAGTAATCCCTAATAGATCTATCAGAAGAGAAGAAACCCGAACTTGCAATATTTAATAATGACATTCTATTCCATGAATCACGATTTTTCCATGCACTACTTACACGATCTTGTGCATCCAAGTAACTAGAAAAATCAGCAAAGACACAGAAAGGATCATGATACATAAGATTACTTACTAATGGTTCAAATGTATCTTTATCTCCTTGACTAAAATGACCACACTTAATAAGGTTCATCACTTCCCATAGTTCTGGACAAATATGTGCTTTAGGATCATATCCATTTTGCCATAGATCTGATATTCCTCTTTCATCATGACCAAACAAGAAGAAGTTTTCTGAACCTACTAATTCACGTATCTCTACGTTAGCACCATCTAATGTACCAATAGTTAAAGCACCATTCATCTGGAACTTCATATTACCAGTACCAGATGCTTCCTTACCAGCAGTAGAAATTTGTTCTGATAGATCAGCAGCAGGATAAACTTTCTCTCCTAACTTAACACTGTAATTTGGTAGGAATACAACCTTCAACAAATCCTTAGTATCAGGATCATTGTTTACTACTTCTGCAATATTATTAATAAACCTAATTATTAACTTTGCCATATAATATCCTGGTGCTGCTTTACCACCAAAGATTACTGTACGTGGAACAATATGATCTGTCTGACCATTCTTAATTCTTAGATACTGTGATATTACCCAAAGAGCCATAAGATGTTGTCTCTTATATTCATGTATTCTCTTAACCTGTACATCAAATAAACTGGAAGGGTCTACAGTAATACCAAGTTCATCCTGTATATAAACTGCTAACTTATGCTTTCCTAATAATTTTGTCTCTCCAATCTTTTCGTTAAGTTCTGGATCATATTGTTTATCTTCTAATTTGTTGAGTGAATCCATATTAGTCACCCAATCAGAACCAACATATTCATCAAGAACTTTAGCAAGTGGAGTATTAGAATTTGCTAACCATCTTCTTGGTGTTACACCATTAGTAACATTCGTAAATTTATTAGGCCACAAATCATAAAAATCTGGCATCAATTGAGTCTTAACTAAATCAGAATGCAACTCTGCAACACCATTTACATGATGAGAACCAACAGTAGCAAGATGTGCCATGCGAACATACTTATTTCCAGTCTCATCAATAATGGACATCTTCTCTAACATATTATCATCACCAGGATAATGAAGTCTTACTGTTTGTAAAAACCTACGATTAATCTCATAAATGATTTCTAAATGTCTGGGAAGTAAATTACCAAATAATATTAAATCCCATTTTTCTAATGCTTCTGGTAATAGTGTATGGTTTGTATAAGATATTGCTTTAGTTACTATCTCCCATGCACCTTCCCATTCAAAATGATAATCATCAACATACAATCTCATTAATTCTGCAACTGCTACAGCAGGGTGAGTATCGTTTAACTGAATTTGATAATAATCTGGTAACCATTCAACAGGTATTGCTCTATCATTTAAACTTCTAAACATATCTTGAAGAGAAGCACTCACAAAGAAGAACTGTTGTTTCAATCTCAATTCCTTACCTTGATCTGTACCATCATTAGGATACAATACCTTAGAAATAGTTTCAGAAGAGACACTCTGTTCTACTGATCCAAGATAGTCTCCAATATTAAATGCATAGAAATCAAATGTCTCAGTAGCATCTGCTCTCCATAATCTAAGTCTATTGCAGTTATTAACTTTATATCCTAACTGTAGTACATCATAAGGAACTGCAATAACTTGCTCTGTAGGAACCCAACGTGCTCTATAATTTCCCCTATCAGAAGTATAATTCTCTACTCTACCACCAAATCCAACAGTAACCGATTCATCAGGATAACAAAGTTCCCATGGCCAATCTCCATGCAACCAATTGTCAGTAACTTCTATTTGCTGGTTATCTCTTATCTGCTGCTTGAATATGCCATACTTATATCTTATACCATAACCAGTAGCAGGAACCTTTAAGGTGGCAAGAGACTCCATATAACATGCAGCAAGTCTTCCTAAACCACCATTACCTAATCCTGGTTCTTCTGCCCTTTCTAAAACTTCTTCTAATGTTAAATCAAATTGAGATACAGCTTCTTCTGCTTCCTTTGTAATTCCCAAATTAAAAAGATTATTACCAAGTTGAGGACCAATTAAAAATTCTGCAGAAAGATATGCCACTTCTTTCTTTGGTGTTTTTGCTGGATTATAATGCTTATCTTCTGAAGTAAGATAATATGACATCATCTGATCTCTCACAGCATAGCACAATGCCATGTAGATATCATGAGACGAAGCAGTATCAGGACGTTTTCCTAAAGTATAGTATAAACGTTCCGATATGCCATTATAAAGATTACTCATAAGTTATTAGGTCTCCTCGACCTTTTTCTTCTTACCTATATTATACTTGGTTTCAAGTATCCAATCATTTTTTTCTTTATATGCTAACACTTTAATCTGGTTTAAAGGAGCAATATCAGTAATCTTATCTGCATTGAGAACAGTTATCAATCCCCAATCACAAAGTAATTGTATAATTCTATTACGACGTTGAACATCATTTTGAGTAAGATTTGCATGTTTACCATCTAATGCAAATAACTCTTTAAAATGAACAATAAAATATCTTCCCTGCTTGTGCAGAATATGGCAGGATTGATATATCTTTTTCTCCTTTCTGGATGCTACTCCAATTCTTGTGAGAGTTTCTCTTACTTTTAAGAAGTCATCAGGTTCACCTAATGTAACTTCAATCATCTGGTCAGCAGACCATTTGACCTCGGGCTCGGCAATCATTTTTTTCCTCCAGTTTCAAATTTAGATTTTATAAAATTAAGTTGTTCTTTGGTTAGGATTCTTAGAGCCTGCTTTGCCTTTTCGTTACTATAACCATAATAACGTTTAACCAATTCAAGATCTTTAATCTCATCTTTGCGGAGCCAAGGAGAGAACCTCTTTCGCTTCCTCACACTATTTAGATAAAACGAATATTGCATATCACTATCCAGATTGTGACTCAGATTCATCTCATTCGCAAACATAACTGTATCCAAATGTCCTGACATACAACGATTAATAATGTATGCAGGATACTTTGCATCTGGATCTTCTTCATAAAGATTCCTTTTATTTTGGTTGATAGAATTCAACCAGTCTTTCAATTCAGTCATCATTTAGGTAGTTGGCGATTAAAGTTCCAGTAATCAAATTTTTGCCAGAGATAATATATTCCTATCAAAGTTCTCTTGACGAACTCTTCAAGGAGTATTAATGATACTATTATAACATATTCCATTTCTTTAGTATCCAAGAACTACTATTCTTTTTATCTGTACCACCAACACCCCATTTAAATTCTACCCTATCATCATTTCCAAAAGCATCAAGTTCAGGAGTATTATTATTACCCCTATCACCACCATTGCAAAATAAAACTTTATCATATACTTCTAACCCCATTTGAATTGCATCACAAGCACTATTATCATGATCTCTAAATTCAATTGCAAGATCAACACACTTTAGTTCTTTAATAATACTCATCCTTTCATCAATTGTCATAAAAGGTTTACCCTTTTTTCTTGTCAACCATTCATCAGAATTTACACCCACACATAATGGGTTTCCTAATTCCTTTGCTGCTTTAAAATAAGCAATGTGGCCACTATGTAATGGATCAAATCCACCAGTAACTATAGTAACTGTGCTCATCGTATAATTTGAATGTGGTCGTCTTCTGTCCAGAGTTCGACTTTATCTCTGAACCTATTTTCTTTTTTTAATTTATCATATCTCTTACCTGCTTTCTTCTTCCACCACTTAACAATATTCTCAAGATAAAACTTATCCCAATTCTGACCACGAATTAATTTATCCTGTTCACCAAGAATTACTTCCCTTACATTTGAATATCCATAATCTGAAATATAAAATCTCTTCTTCTGAGTAAGACCAAATGCCATATCAATTACAGAATTAAACTGTTTAAGTTTATCCTTATCTTCTAGAGAATTTTTAATAAGAGATATCATCTTTGTTTGTCTCTTCATCTTCTTAGATGAAGCTCTATTCTCTGTTAATGGTTGATTATTATTCAATATCGTAAATCTATTATGCAACTTATGAAATGCATCCTCGTGAAGTAAAGGAAGAAACTTACTCTCAGTTAAACCTTTATATCTCATAAAAGGTTTTAGTCCATCATACTGTGATGCAGATGTAGTAGAACCATATAAGGAAGTAGTTTCAAATAAAGCAATATCTTTTTCAAATACTTCATTAAGTGTCTCTCTTGCAAAATGAGATACACACATCAATGCAAGTAATTTACCACCAAGATAGTTGTAACCGAAAGGTTGAGATGGTACTATCACGAATCCCATAGCAGCATGACGGTTGAAAACCGAAAGATTGGGTGGTTTACCCAACCATAGATTTCTTGGTTTTGAATTGATGGTCGGTGAACCGAATCGTATAAACCCTACAGTCTTACCTGTATTCTTCTCAAATACCATCCAACGCAATTCTCTACCAGGAATATTACTCTCATTATTGTGAGATGATACTGCTGCTAGTAGATTCTTATAATGCTCTTGTGGAAGTGACTTCTGAAATCTTTGCCCAATAAACTTTATCTCAAACTCCATATCCTCTGGATGAATATCTTCATTGAGAAAATAGTCTTGCAGAGGAGTGATTTGGTTTGATTGAACAACTACTTCTTTTTTTACATACCGAAGATAATCTTCAATGGATGTAAAGTTCTCAAAGTAATTAATGAATTCATCAGCAGCCCAGAGAGCATCCTGATTTGGTATACTGTCAATTACTTTCATTTTAAAAGATTAATGTATGCTGCAATTACCAATAAGGTTAAACATAACTGATTATATCTCATTGGTATCCACACTCCTTCAAATAACGAACTGCTTTTTCAAGTCCTTCAATGTTATCACCTAATTTTCCAATTCCAAGATTACAGTCTTCACAGACCCACCCCCTAAACTTTTCAGTTATATGATCATGATCCATACACCACTTAAGTTTATCAGAATTATAAGCTAGTGGAACTCTCCCACAACACTGACAAACATCTGGTTTAGGAGGAGCAGTTTTACGGATTCTTGCCCTAACCTTTGCTCCTTTACGAATGCATTCTCTGCACCTTGAATCTAAATTATCCTTATGGTTTATGTGTTTAGGATAATCACTTAAAGGTTTTTCTATTTTACAGTATACACATTTTTTTGTGAGAACAGGGGATTGAGTCATTTGAAACTACACTCCACCATTATTTCCGTAAGTGCTGCGAGTAAGTTGATCTCTTGATCTGCGACGAAAGCAGCTTGATA